TCAAGCTCGTAAGCTAGGTTGGAATTGGTTAATCACTGACACAACAGACAATCCTGCTTCTAGTAACAGCTTGATTAGCGCCGGGTTCAAGATGTATACTCCTGCTAATCCGTGGTCTTTTAAAAACGCTTGTTATTGGAAATATAAAGTTAACCAAGATGCCATACAAAGACGAGAACGTAAGAAAAAGAAAGCACAAAGAGTACAGCCGTGAACATTACCTACGAAACAAAGAACGGCTATTAATCGCTAACACAGCGTACAAGAAAAGAAGATGGCAGGAATGGAAGGATTACAAATCCACATTAGCCTGCACCAAGTGCGGGTTCAGTCATCTAGCAGCATTAGACTTTCACCACGTAGACCCAAACGAAAAAGAGTACAACATCAACCGTCTTATCTCTAACGGACAGTTCAAAAAAGCAGAAGAAGAATTAAAGAAGTGTATTGTTCTTTGTGCAAACTGCCACCGAATACATCACTACGAAGAAAAGAGTGCTACACTCACAACATGAAAACTATACGGGGCTAACGAATGCCTATAGTGATTGAGCCAGAATCTGGAATACCGTTTCCTTTCGATACAACGCCGGAAGAGATTACACAGTTCAGAGACAGAGCTAAAGCTGCAGTAGAAACAATTAAGGAAATCGTCGCCCTTGGCGGCGAGGTAGAAATTACTGAGGAAGACCGGACTAAAGCCCGAGGCGTCGCTGCGAGTAACGCACCGCTAAAGATCTCAGAAAAGAATGCGGGGTCGCTAGTGCATTTAGAAGCGATACTATCCGAATATGACAGGGACTTACTTAACGCCTCTAGTCGCCTCCGCTCCTATGTCACAAACAAACTTCTCCTAGAGACTATTGATGAGGACGCAAAGATTCGTCTGAAAGCATTAGAGCTACTAGGTAAAGTAGGCAGTGTAGGACTCTTTACGGAAAGAGTCGAGGTAGATGTCAAACACCGAAGCGTAGAACAAGTAGACGCAGAACTCTCAAACATCCTAGAGAAATACTTGGGCGATGTGGAGACGGTTACTGAAAGCGAAGCAGAACTAGATGAGGTGATTAAAGAGCGCAGCCTCTTAGAAATGACCGATGAAGAGCTGGGTATTGAGCCAGAGTTACCAGACGAGGACGCCCCAGAGATAGAAATAAAACCCGAAGACCTACAGCGTCTTGACATCGTAGATGACTTCGATCAGCCCTGAACAGCTTAAAAAGCTACAACAGCACAAAGACAAACTTCCTCCTGAGATCAGGGCGAAGGTTGGAAAGCTATTAGAGGAGCGAAGTGATATAGCTGCGCAAGAACAGGCGCAAGATAGCTTTATGACTTATGTAAATTACGTGTGGCCCAACTTTATTCATGGGGCACATCACAAGAAAATGGCAGCGGCATTTGAAAGGGTAGCTCGTGGCGAATGTAAAAGACTTATTATCAATATGCCACCACGACATACCAAGAGCGAATTTGCCTCCTACCTACTTCCAGCCTGGTTTTTGGGTAAATTCCCTGGAAAGAAAGTCATTCAAACGTCCCACACGGCTGAGCTTGCTGTGGGATTCGGTCGTAAGGTACGTAACTTGGTCGATTCCGATGTCTATAAAGATATATTTCCTGATGTTGCGCTGCAGTCAGACTCTAAAGCGGCGGGTCGCTGGGCTACTAATAAAGGCGGTGACTATTTTGCTATTGGTGTCGGCGGTGCCGTTACTGGTAAAGGTGCTGATCTACTCATCATCGATGACCCCCACAGCGAACAAGAGGCTACAATAGCCGAAACTAACCCAGAAGTCTACGATAAGACGCACGAATGGTACACATCTGGTCCTCGTCAGCGTCTACAACCGGGCGGAGCCATCGTAATTGTTATGACACGGTGGTCAAAACGGGATTTGACGGGTCAAGTTCTCAAATCTGCAGCCCAAAGAAGCGGAGAAGACTGGGAAGTTATCCAATTTCCTGCAATTTTGCCTAGTGGTAAGCCACTTTGGCCTGAATTTTGGTCAAAAGAAGAGTTAGAAGCGCTCCATCAAGAACTTCCGAACGGAAAATGGATGGCTCAGTATATGCAGGAGCCTACTTCGGACGTTAACGCCATCATTAAACGTGAGTGGTGGAAGGTTTGGGAGGATGAACACCCTCCATACTGCGAATTTATCATTCAAAGCTGGGATACAGCGTTCTTAAAGACGGAAAGAAGTGATTATTCTGCGTGTACAACGTGGGGAGTTTTCTACAAACCGGATACTTATGGGCGTGAACAAGCAAATATTATTCTTCTAAATGCTTTTAAAAGGCGTATGGAGTTTCCTGAATTAAAGCAAAGAGCGTATCAAGAATATAGAGAATGGGAACCCGATGCGTTGATTGTTGAAGCAAAAGCTAGTGGAGCGCCACTTGTTTTTGAGCTAAGAGCCATGGGAATACCGGTCCAAGAGTATACTCCTAGTAGAGGAAATGATAAAATCGCTCGTTTGAACGCAGTTGCTGATATATTTGCAAGTGGGCACGTCTGGGTACCGAATACTCACTGGGCTGAAGAACTTGTAGAAGAAGTTGCTAGCTTTCCATCCGGAGAGCATGATGACTTAGTTGACTCGATGAGTCAAGCGATGTTGCGTTACCGCAAAGGCGGATTTATTAGATTAGCTTCTGACGAAGAAGATGAACTGCAGGAATTTAGAAGTACTCGCAACAGAGGGTACTACAACGTTTAGGAAATAATATGGCAATAGAAAAGTCACTCTACGCAGCCCCCGAAGGATTAGAAGCTCTTGCAAATGCAGAGCCGGATATCGAGATTGAAATCGAGGATCCAGAGGCTGTTCATATCGGTATGGATGGTTTGGAAATTGATATCGAACCAAAAGAAGAAACCGATGAGGACTTTGATGCTAACTTAGCTGAGTACATTAGTGACGGTGATCTTGCACAAATTTGTGGAGACTTACTTGGTGACTTTGATTCAGATATTTCTTCCCGCAAAGATTGGATTCAAACATACGTAGATGGTCTTGAACTTCTTGGTATGAAGATTGAAGAGCGCATTGAGCCATGGCCTGGCGCTTGTGGTGTATACCATCCGATTCTCTCTGAAGCACTTGTGAAGTTCCAGTCTGAAACAATGATGGCAACATTCCCTGCTGCTGGTCCTGTTAAGACACAGATTATCGGTAAAGAAACACCAGAGAAAAAAGATGCAGCTGAGCGTGTTCAAGATGATATGAACTATCAGTTAACAGACCGGATGCAAGAGTTCCGTCCAGAGCATGAGCGTATGTTATGGGGCTTGGGTCTTGCTGGTAATGCGTTCAAGAAAGTGTATATTGACCCAGCATTAGATCGTCAAGTGTCTATGTTTGTACCAGCAGAAGATATTGTGGTACCATACGGCGCATCTAGCTTAGAAACCGCAGAGCGTGTAACGCACGTAATGCGTAAAACAGAAAACGAACTACGTCGTCTACAAGTAGCGGGCTTTTACCGTGATGTAGATTTAGGTACACCAGATAATGTACTAGACGAAGTTGAAAAGAAAATCGCCGAGAAACTCGGCTTTAGAGCCACTAGCGATGATCGCTTCAAGGTTCTTGAAATGCACGTTAACTTAGACTTACCTGGTTACGAGCATAAGGAAGAGGACGGGGAACCTACGGGTATTGGCTTGCCATACGTAGTGACTATTGAAAAAAGTAGTATGACCGTTCTTTCGATTAGACGAAATTGGGATCCCCAGGATGAAACTCATCAGAAACGTCAGCACTTTGTTCACTACGGCTATATACCCGGTTTTGGGTTCTATTGCTTTGGTCTTATTCATCTCATCGGTGCATTTGCTAAATCAGGCACTTCCATTCTCCGCCAGCTCGTTGACGCTGGGTCGCTTTCAAACTTGCCAGGTGGCTTTAAGACCCGTGGACTGCGTGTTAAAGGCGACGACACCCCGATCGCCCCGGGTGAATTCAGGGATGTAGACGTACCAAGCGGTACGATGAAGGACAACGTAATGACCTTGCCGTACAAAGAACCATCAATGGTTCTGGCAGGGTTGTTAGATAAGATTATTGCTGAAGGTCGTGCATTTGCATCTGCTAGTGATATGAAGGTCTCTGACATGAGCGCTAATGCTCCTGTTGGAACAACATTGGCGATTTTAGAGCGCACACTGAAAGTGATGTCTGCTATTCAGGCACGCATTCACTACTCGATGAAACAAGAGTTCAAACTCTTGAAGAAAATCATCGCCGACTACACACCAGAGGAGTATTCATATGAGCCAGTTGAGGGATCTCCAAAAGCTAAGAAGAGCGATTATGACAACGTTGAAGTCATTCCGGTGTCGGATCCCAATGCGGCGACGATGGCGCAAAAGATTGTCCAGTACCAAGCAGTACTTCAGTTGGCCCAGGGAGCACCCCAGCTTTATAACTTGCCCTTACTCCACCGCCAGATGCTCGACGTACTGGGGATTAAGAATGCGGCAAAGCTCGTGCCGATGGAAGACGATCAGAAGCCGACCGATCCGGTCACGGAGAATATGAATGTCTTAAGAGGTAAACCCCTCAAAGCATTTATTGGTCAAGACCATGAAGCGCATATCAAAGTACACATGAGCGCTATGCAAGATCCTAAGATTATGCAGATTCTACAAATGAATCCTGCAGCACAGCAATTACAAGCTGCTATGTTAGCTCACATCAATGAACACTTAGGTTACGCATACCGTCAACAGATTGAAGAAATGATTGGCGCACCGATTCCTTATAGTGAGGAAGAAGACGCTAAGTTGCCACCAGAAGTTGAAGTTCAACTATCTCGTTTGGCTGCTGACGCCGCTGCTAAATTGTTACAACGCAATAAGACTGAGATTGCTGCTATGCAGGCACAACAAGCTGCACAAGACCCAGTGATTCAGATGCAACAACAAGAGTTGGCTATTGCACAAAAAGAAGTTGAAATTAAAGAGAAGAAGCTCATGGCTGAAACTGCTGAAAGAGCTGATCGACTCCAGATTGAACGTGACCGCATTACTTCAGCCGAACGTATTGCCGGACTTAATGCCTCTATCAAAGTTCAGACGGATGACAAAAACCGTACTGCTGAGCAAGAAATGGAAGGCGTAAGAATCGGTATAGAAATGGCTAAAGAAATGATAGGACGTCAACAACCAAGCGAAGGAACTGAAGAGAAAGGTGAATGATGCTTGAAAAAGGACTGAATCATCTATTACGCCAAATAGATGAGAAGGTGGAGATTCTACAGGAGTCTCTCGGTAAAGGAAATGCTAAAGACTTTTCCGATTACCAACGGATGTGTGGTGAGATACAAGGTCTGCTAACCGCACGTCTAAATATATTAGACCTAAGAAAAAACTTGGAGCACTCGGACGATGAGTAGTAACCTTGATTTAACACAAGCAGTAGATTTAAGTGCTTTAATGCACAAAGCAGCAGAAGATAAAGCGAAGCAACTCCCAGAACCATCGGGGTACAGAATTCTCTGTGCTATTCCAGAAGCAGAAAAGGAATATGAGAGCGGAATTCTAAAATCAGATGAAACTTTAAGACATGATGAACTTCTAACAACC